GTACTGATAACTGATTATCGAACCATCTTCCAGTTCAATCGACTTTCCATCAAACGGAGTAACTTGCAGAAGGTATGGCTTGGCTACTGCCACCCTCTCCATCCACTTTTCTGTGTACGGATTCAACCCCTCGCAAATCAAATAGTCCTTGCGAACCTCAAGCACCCCGAGAATCGCAACTTGATCCTTTGGATCGAATACCAGCGGAACATCATGGCCCGTGCGAACATCGAAAGGCGCATCCTGCCGGAAGCCCTGAGAGGCATTGTGACGAATGTTGCGCTTGCGAAACGGCGGACCCAGATTGCCTGGTGTTTGGCCGCCTATGCGGACTGCCATGTTGCTGCTCCCGTTTCACCCAAGCTCGCAGACAATTGCGCCATTGAGTTCTGATCTGGATATGCGTCCGTTCGACGCTCAACAAACCCAAATATCGAAGCCGCAATGTTGTTCCGCTCGTCGAGTTGGTACTTCAGTAGTTCAAAATCCTTATCGCACGTTCGTCCGCGTAACTCAAACTGCTTGAGCCGCACCTGAACCAGGCGATCGTAGAGCTGTGTCCGTCGATCGGACTCCCACGAAATTGACTGCAACAACGTCTGGTAATATTTCTCTCGAAATCCCAGCACCGCCAACCGGGAGTTCACGGATAATGTTGCAATCTTGTGTCGTATCTCTGCCGACCATTGGCCCTGCTGGAGTTGTGTCGACACGATCCTGGCCGATGCGTCAAGCGACTTCATTGCTGCCTCAAGCCCACCCAGCCGCATCTTAAACTGTTCTTCGTACAGCGTGTGCTGATTCGCAAGTTTCTCCCGATTCAGACGATCGTTCAATTCCGCAATTGCTTCGTTTGCTTCTCGCGTGTTGCGCGTTGCAACATCGGTAATAAGCGTTGCCGAATAAAATCCTCGATCAGTCAACTGTTGATTTTGCGTGGCGAGGGAATTGGCGAACTTCTCGTTGATTCGAGCCAGCTCCGTGGCACCCAAATCTGTTAGAAAGCCCCGTGCAAGTGTCTGGTGAGTCGTGAAGTCCGTCAGCAACGTAGCTCCCAGTGTAGCGTAAGTCGTGTTGAACGTCGCGACGGCCGTGGTGAAGTCGTCCATTGCAGAATCGACATCCGCAATGATGGCATTGAGATTGAGGCCAGATACCGTTGTGTCATATTCCGATTGAGCTGTATCCGCTGCGGCCGCCCAAGTAGTTTTGAGTTTCGCCAGTTCCGCTGCTCGATCCCCGGAATCATACGAATCGTAATCAACCTGCATTGAGTCGAAATCTGTTCCCAATTCCGACACCTGCGACAGCATTGCCGTCACGTACCCCGTCGTACCCTGCACCTTGTCGGTCTGGAACTCCGTCATTTCACTTTGATGTTTGTCCAACAGGTTCTGCCAGTTCCAGATAACATCTTCGTACCGCTTGTCATTTGCCGCTCGCCCTTCGTTAAAGGCGTTCGTGAAATCAATCATCAACGACAGCAGCACGTTCTGATGCAACAGTCTGGTGCGAGCCATCAGATACGTCCTGATATTCGGCTCGACCGACTCGTCGATTTCGACGGAATTCAATTGCCAGCCTTGCGCCAGCATCCAAGGCAAAGATTCTTCTGAAATCCCAGACACGATACTGGTGAAGTACCAGGTGTTCATTCCGGCAGGAAGACCCTTCCACGCAGGAGTGATATCTTGGAACGTTGGGGTGAGGTTTGTATGCGGCATTAGGACACCGTGAAAGCTGTTGGGTTAGGAAAAGTGTGAGTCGATGAATCCCGCCAGAGATAGTACGTTCCCACGTCCAGATAAAACGTCACCATGCCAAAGTCATCTGTCGTCGAGGTTCCCGCGACAGTATTGCTTCCCGCAATGTCTGTTGACACCCAGCACTCTACACCTGCGACGGGAACACCAGAGGATTCGACAGTAAGTACCCATGTTTCTGAGCCAGCATTTACCACTGTCGTACTGTTGCTCTCCATTGCCCCCAAGCCCACAACTTCAACACCAGCAGTGCTCGATCCAGGAAACGCGATGATCGTCTCGGCATTGGTTTCCGCTTGGGTAAGAGCGAAGTAATACACGCCAGTTGTGCCTATCTCTGTTGGGTTTACGTCGTTCGTGGCAGTTGGTGTCCCATTGTCCAGCGACAAAGTACAAGTGATATTCGCCGCATCACCTGTGACAACGCCGGATGAGTCGAGCGCCTTAACGTATAGGAATTGGCCCGCAACATTCTTATCCAATGGAATAACAATTTGCCCGGCTACCAGGCTGGCGGGTATCCCTTTAGCAGCCAGTAGAGAAATGTTATCTGTGGCAGCCATCGTGAAGACACCAGGATCATCAACCAACGTGATCGTCTTTGTGCTGCCCGTGTAGTCGCTTACCGTACCAACAGCCTTTTGTGTTGCCGTTGCTGCATCTGTGATTATCGCAATTGCGTTGTTATAGGCATCGTCGTCAGTTGATCCTGCCGTTAGCGTGAAAGACGTTTGGCTTGCGAGTGTTGCTATTGTAGTTGTCAGTAAAACATCAGGTGGCGAGCCACCTGCACCAGTTATCCACGCTGCGTCGCCCCGATTTCTGATCGCCTCTAGGCTGTCCGTGCCAGTGGCAAACGTTGCTCCGGCCATGTCTGCCAGGTTGTTGGCAATATCGGCGCCGCCGCCCAAGTCGGTCATGGTGCCGATTGCGTTGATCAGGGTCGTTTGATTTGCTGCTGTTGCATCTCCACCGCCCGTATCTGATATAGCCTCTAGTGAGTCGGTTGTATTGACAAAAGAATCCCAATCCGCCGTTGCTGATTTGCTTGCCAAGTAGGCAATAATGGAATTGTCGGTGATGTCAGCTCCAACAACTGACGCCGATACCAGGTGGTCAAGTCCGTAAGTGACCATCGACGTATCAACTTCTGCGTTGATCGCTGCCAGGGCTGTAGCGTTCCAGGATGTCGTTCCTCCGCTTTGGGGTACCAACGCAAGGGACGCGATAATTGTGTCTTGTTTTGCTTCTGTTGCGTCACCGCCAGCGGATAGGCTTTCGACGTGCTCACCGTAGCTTCCAACGCCGCCGTAAGTAGCTGTTGCGGCGTTCCAAATCGCATCGGCAAGAATTGCATCTGACGACGCATCGGCCAGAATTACAGTCCCACTAACATTTCCGTCCACATTGCCCGCAACCGAACCAACCGCACCGGTTACGCTTCCAACAGCTCCGGTTACTGATCCGACCGCTCCCGTTACGCTTCCAACTGCTCCAGTCACCGAACCTACCGAGCCCGTCAAGTTGCCGGTAAATGTTGTGGTCAATCCAGTTGTGATCGTCGTAGCCGCGTTGGTGCCTGCGATAAATACACCACCTGCAGCCCCTGCCGTCGCTGATGGCAAGAAGTCGGTTTTGACCTTGATTGCATCGACCACCGTATCAATCGCTGCAAATCCTGTTGCCCCATTAGCGAGTGCGTACGTGTCGCCCGTTTGTACCGTGTTGCCCGTGTAAGTCGTGATCGTATCGCATAGCTGAATATCTGTTCCGCTCAAATCGACCGCCGTTGTTGGATTTTCGACGTTGCCCCAATCTATCCCGGCCGCACCCGTGGCGGTTACGTCCAGCGTATTGCCGATAGTTATTTTTGGGCGGTATAGTTCGATTGTCCGAGTTACTGGCGCCATGCCTGCATGGGTAATGTGGAAAACCATTTCTTCGGAATCGTTACCCGCTGCCAGCGTCATATCTTCATCAAGCAGCAGCTCATAAACGCCGGGCATGTTCGTTACGTCTGTTTCGTTGATCGTTGGCGTAGTCATAACTGACGACGCGGCACCGTTGCGAGAACGATAAACCGTAAACGATGAAAAGCCGGTTTCGCGGGATGTAAAGTCCGTTGAATCGACGGCAACAAAGTAAATGTATTGGTCGGTTGTCCCTGACGGAATTCTCATACCGCACCGCTTTCAATTGAATGCAATCCTTGTCTTCCAGTAGTTCCGCCGCCACCAGCAGCAACCGACTGAACCGCGCCCTTATCAAGGCCTAGCCCACCCCATGCACCCGCTCTGAGATTCCCAACGTCAGCCGGTGCAAAATAGGTTGCCCGATTGGCAAACGTATTAGCCCCGCTTTTTGCGTACAACGCTGACCCCAGAGCAAGTTCGTTGTCTTCGTCAATGATTACGTTTTGTTTTCCTGACTCGTCTGTCGTGTTGTCTCTAAAAGCGTTGCCCGCGTAGAGAACCAGGTTGTCTATTGGCGACGCGAAATTGATTCCGGTTGCAACGCCCTCAATCAGGTTGTTGGTTATTTGATGGGCTAACCGATTAGTAGTTACAAATAAAATGCCCGTTCCCGCGTTCGACGTGCCAAGAATTGAGTTGTGGTCAACCGAGTTGTCTCGCTGTGTAAGTCGTATTGCGACACCCGCCCCGCTCATGTTCACGATATTTCGATAGATAACCGTGTCAACGTTGTTCGAATAAATCGCTTCGGCCGTGCCGGCAGAAAGCCAGTTATAAGCCACCACGCAACGATTTTCGATTAACAATGCTATCGTACTCCCGGTTGCTGTAATATCACAACCAAATACTGTACACGCAGCATCAAGGTCGACCCGATTGTCACAAGTGCAACGGATGACATTGCAAAAATTGTCCATGTCGATTGATTTTGCACTTCCGGAATTCTGGATAGTCAAGTCAATCAGATCAACATAATCAACCGCCGTATTCACCATTCCATACGTTGCCGCTCCGTCAATTGTTGCTTTTCCGCCGTCGCCTTCCGAGGTGGTGTAACCCCTGATAGTTAATCGTGCCGTCTGTGTCGGCACGCCATACGTCGAGGTGTCAAAATTTTTAGTGAGCGTTATCGTTGAGGCATCGGACAGATTTAAGATATCGCCGTCCGTTGGATTTTGCGTTATCAATCCATCGAGAGCACGCTCCATGCAGTTTAACGTCGGTCCCGTCTGCGGTCCCCAAGGGTCGATATCCGTACCAGACCCACCGTTGACTGTTCCAGACTCGCTTGCAAAATAACTAGCCATTATTGGTTATGCTCAAAATCACTATCAACTAATGTTTTCCACTTCGCCCCGAAATCTCGCATCTGTGTATTCCGATGCAGCAATCTGCAACTGCCCGGTGCGGCCCCTTTGCTCGTTTCAACTTTCGTTGGACTTGTCCAGGGCTGAGAATGTGTCTCCATTGCCTCGAATCGGCAATCCCGAAAGATCACGTCTTGTATGTGATCTTCAAACCTCGGCCAAAGCTTAAGCTGTTGCACCCATTTCCCATCTTCCGAAGTGTTCATTCGAAACAGGCACTGACTGATAACTGAGGTGCATGGTCCGTAAAAATTGGGCGATCCAATATTGTCAAACGTGCAATTGGCAATCTGGCAATCGTCGCCCGTTAACGAGGATAGCCCGTTGGATATCACGTTGGCCATTTGCAATGTTGCAACTCGCCCGATATTAGTGCGGCCTAAAATCTGGCAGTTGTTAACCTGTAAATCCATCTTGAGTTTTTCGGCACCACCCGCTGGCTCTGTGCTAAAATCGTGGAACGTCGAATCCGAAATAATTGCCCGGTCTGGATGGTAGGAGAACTGGAGAACACGCCTACCCTTGTCGCCACCAAGCCACCTGCAACCGTCAGCGGTTACAAGCTTCAACGTGTTACTCACAAACTGTACGCCGTCGTCGATCAAGTCTCGAAACCCAACATTCTCCAACCTGAATTCATCACCGTCGCCGTCAAACCGGATCTCATGATTTTGATCGCCAATTGGCTCTACGTTGTCGTCGTTGTTGCCATCAAGCGTCAGATTTTCGAAAGTGACGCTGCATCCTTCATGTCCCCGTAATCGCTGCGTCCAGCTCTGCTCGTTGGCCGATGCGCGGGCTATCGTTGTTGATCGCATTCCTGCACCAATTACATGCAGGTGGCCAGGTATCCAATACGCTCTCGGTGTCAGATACCAAACGCCAGGACCGGCAAACAGAGGCACGTTTCCGGAAATCGAAAGTTCGATAGCTTTCGTATATCCCTCTGTTACGTCGGTTCCTACTGTCGCGTAGTCGCTCAATTTAATCATTTGACCGCCTGGTGGTTTTTTCATCATCCCGGCACAATTCCAACGTTTGCTTTTGGGATAGTTTCTGCGGAAATCGTTTTAAGTTGCGTTGATTGAGTGTCAAGCATGTTGATTGTTTCAATCGCCGTTGGCGGGATGACCTGCGGTGGTTGGATTCCTACCGTGTCTTGGCCGCTCCAATACGTGTCTTGGATAACCGCCGTTCCGTTGCTGTAGATTGTGACTTGGTAAACGTCGTGCTTGGTTAAGTCTTCCGTTGTCGTAAACGTGAACAGCCCCTTCGATATTTCCGTTAGTGTTGCGCCGTCCACAATCTCAACGCCTCGCACCGACAAGTCGATTGTCATCGTGGTCACTGTGCCTTCGTAGGCGTAGGCGTGAACCTTAAGCGTTTCGGCATTCTCGGTCCCAAAGTCAGGTAATGTAAACTTCATGAAGAAAACGCCGGGCGTGCCCGCTGTGGGTGTCGCTGTCTCGTCGTATGCCACCATGTACACTGTGCGACCATCGACTACTGCCGAAGGATTTCCGATATCGGTCGTCACCGAACCGAGATATACTGGCGTTTCGTCTGAACCGTGTAAATAATCATTGGTCCATGTGTATAGGCTGATCCCTGCATTCGTGCCCCAACGATCACCAAAAAAAACATAAACGGTGTTGCCAACCAATCGAATGTCGGGCGTAACTCCTCCGTCAATGCCCGTATCAACTAGCGTTGACCATGTTCTGCAGTCATCCGTTGACGTTGACGACCACAGATTAGGACTGCCTCCACTTTCTCGCACTATGGCCAACCAAGTTGACGAGTTGATTTTGCAAAACGATGCTTCGGTCATTCCCGATCCAATCCGACCGCGTGGCTTCCAACTTTTCCCTTCATCTGTTGATTCGAGAATTTCCGATACGATTGTGTCGTCTAATGCCATTTTGGAGTAGAAAAAACCAAGAATTGTTCCGTCTGCTAATTCTCGCCATTCGCCCCACGGATATTGATAATCATAACCGGGAGCTGGCTCGATTGGGGTTGCAGTCGTAAACGTCGCCCCGTTATCGGTGCTCGTACTAACTTGCCAATTGATCTGCGTTCCAGCCCCATAGTCATAATTTGAATTCGCAACTAGAACTTTTCCGTTCCGGAGAACAATCATTGCGGCTTCGCGTGTGTCTAGCGTTGCGTGTGATATTGCATTGGCTGTCAGAGTCCACGTTGCGCCAGCATCCGAACTAATCGCAGATGTTAGCGTGCCTTTATCGGCAGCGTGAGACGTGCCAGAGCGATACATACACAGCAGGTTTCCGTCGTGTGTTTTTACAACGCGCGGGAACCCTTCGTACACCGTGACTTGACCTGAGATATTTGTCGCCGCCGTGTCAATCGAATAATAACCAGCTCGCCCGATGTCAAGCCAATTATTGACTGTTTTCTTTTCGGCTGCTGTCCATGTGCCGGAGTAAATCATAACTCCAGAGCAATACCAACTACCATAAACCGTTTCGGCGGTTTCTGCACCAAGTCCGCCAATGTGGAGCGTGTACGATGGTTGGATAGCATCTACTGATGAGCCTACTTCGTTGTCGTCAAACGGTCGGCCATTGACGAGGATTCTGATTCTGTCTCGCGGTGTAGCGTTGTCTGGGTCGACGGTGCAAACGGCCGGGAGCCATCGCTTATTGCCGATGCCCGGTTGCGTAGCACTTGTCAGCGTCGTGGTTCCAGCTACGGCCCGTAAAACTATGTAGCGCAAAGTATCATTTGACGCGGGAACCCGTCTGTCGAATATCAAGGTCATCCCGTGTTGAGTCGCTGCGCTATTACAGGTGGCAATGAGCGGAAGCATTTCCGTTGTTGTCGCCAACGAGTACATGCCGATTGCCAATTCATACGATGTCCCGTTGTTAAGGTATGTCCAGGTTGACGCGGCATCGTCCGATATAAAATATTGCGGCGTTCCGTCTACGTTAGTAAAGATGATATATTTTTGCCCGGTTGCCGAATCCTGTCCTAGTGTGGGTCGCTTGGCGTCCGATGGCGCACGAAAAACCAAACCCTCAACACTTTCCCACGTCCCAACCGGATCGCCTACTGTTGACGGGGTAAGACTTGACGGCGGTGAGCCGGTTCTTTCTTGGTAAACGCCCTGCGCAGGATCTAGGTGACAGGTAACGTTTACGTCGTCGTAAATTGTCGAACCCATAATCAATCTTTCAGCAATGTTTCAATCAATATGCTTTGCCAGTCATGATCCGGCGGCGATTCAAATGAATAGACAAAGATGCCGTCGCAATATTCGTGGTGTTTCAAAAACTCTAGCTGGCCTTGCCACCTGTCGGGATGGATTGGTTCTTCCGTTCCTGCTTTCGTCGTCGACACGTAACTATAATTCTGTTTTCTTGCTGGGATACATTCCCTCAAGTTGTAATCAACGAACGTTTCCCAATCGTCCAACCTTCTTTCGGGATGCGGGTCGTAGAGTGACGGGCAAAGGAAGTCAAACATCTGTGCAAAGTGTCTGATATTCTGCTCGTTCTCCTTTCGGTAGTCGTTATATTGCTGTTGGTACTTCGTTGGATTGTTGCGGTGCAGAATCGGCAACCAGTATTCCCGCCGCGGAACCATGCGATACCATGCGATGCGATTGTCAGGAGCGACAGTGCGTAAGTGGTTGACAACCTTTTGCAGTTGGGCCTTTATGATTTTTCGGTTGTCGTCGTTGATTACTATTGGTTCTGGTTCCGTTCCAAGCAACTTGAGTTTTTCAATATCAATCACAAACGGATCACCGATTTCAGACGTGACGTATTTAGTCATTCGTTCTTGCGAGACTTCGCGGCAATCATAAACGCCGTCCGGCCGATCAAACCAATAGTGATTAGTTGCCAATTGGAATTTATTTGCGCCAGCGTTTAGGCATTTTTCGTCGTTACTAAAAACTAGAAAGGGTTTCATGCTGTCAATATATTCCTGCTTGAAGCTAGTGCCAGAATTTCAGCGTCAGTCAAAGCCGTTGCCCACATCCCAAAAGCGTCAAACCGGCCGCCGTTTCCCAGCGGTATTGCTGTGGAGGTCCAGTTTGCTCGGCCCGCGTTTAATGCTCTTGCGGAATTGCCTGTTGCGAGTGACGTAAACGTTTGGCCGTAAGTCGTTGTAGACTTGACACCGTCAAGAAAAAAATCTACGTCTGACGCTGCCGAATTTCCACGCACGGCCCAATGATGCCAGTTTGTGTCCGTAATCAAACCATCAACGGCCCAACAGTTAATAACGGGTGTTGCAACTCCGTTGGTGACAAGCAATCGCAACGTTTGATCGCCGGCACCAGCTCCATTTTCGAATCCGAAAAGCCAACCTTTCGGACTTGATAGCGTGTTGCCGCACGGGGCTTGACGAGCCGTTGCGTCAGGCATTTTGACCCAGATCGCAATAGTAAACACCATTGTGTTCTGAACCATCAACAGATCGGCGGTTGTGCCGATATTGTCTATATAATCACCGGTTGCGCTGACTAAAAATGCGGTGGTCCCTCCGCTATCTGTATCAGCGGTGACACCCATCGTTCCAGTATATGTCCCGTCGTACCCGTTTCCAGATTGATCGGTAACGCCAGTTGGTCCACGGAGGTATACCGCTCCCATTGCTGGCGGAACGGGCGCCGCAACACCTGCATCGCGGTAATTTTGTCTACGCAAAAATCTAAACATTTGGATTACCACGCTGCTACTGTGTTAGTTCGTTGATACTCAATCGCCACTCCAAATAACCATGCGTCTACAGGCATGGCGTCAGTACCGTCCGTATTGCGAAGGATCTCAAACACGATCATGTCACCCACCGCCGGGGAACCAGTAACCGTGACTGCCGGAGTCGCAGGCGTAAGCTGAATGTCCGTGCCATTGTTCGCCAGTAAGATATCGCTGATTACCTGCTGTGTCCCAAGTGCTGCGTCTATCGCATCGCTGTCACCAATCGCGCCCGCTTTGATCGCCCATTCAACCGTGTCGCCTGCCGTAGAACCTGTGGCCGAAGTCCAATAGAACTTCGCTTTGATTGTTCCTCGATCCCAGCTCGGCGGCATCGCCATCTTGAATTGCACTCGCTCCTTGGTTGCGCCCGTGTCAAACGCAAAATACCGCATGTCGATGTCGTTAGTGCCGTACTCGTTCGTTGCCAGTGCTGCCGCACCGTTTGTCGTACAAGTCACCATCTGTGACGCATCGACATACAGATGCTCGTACTGCCCCAATGTCTGGTAGTTTTCGATCGCTTCGGAAACAGCTTTCTCCGTCGCTAAGGCCGTGTCCACTTCCGTTCCGTCGAATCGAACCGTCGTTACCAGCGACAACCCATCCTTGAGCGTCTTCGATGCGGCATCCCATTGTGGAACATTGTTTTCTGTCGTCGAAATTGGCCCAATCACATCTCCATCAGTGATCGTCAAGTAAGCTCCCAGCTCCACTGGAGTCACGTACTTTGCCGTACCACCTTGGATGCAATAGAACAAATCTGTCGCCGTTGTCGTCGCAACCGCAGCCAACGCATTAACGTACGTATTGAAATCCGTCCAAAGTTGTGTTTCCAAAGCTGTCAAAGTGATCGACTTGGGCGTCCCAGCATCATCTACAACAAACTCATCTGCCCCATTAGGAGCCGCAGACGCCAATAACGAAAAGTCCAAGACGCCAGCCTGCAAACCAGTCGCGGCATACGTCACAACCGTATCGATATCGACTTCCGTAATCGTTCCAGCCCGCTCCATCAACAACATGTCGCCAGCGAGAGACGGGGTTGTCGTGACGGTAGGCCACTGAAGATCTTCCAGGTTCAACGCACCTTCAAGATACGTCCCAAGAACCGTCAGTGTCATCGCCTTCTCTACACCACCGTCACTGATGTACAGTTCATCCGCTCCAACAGGCGTCACGATATTGCTTAACGCCACAAAGTAAGCATGGAAGTCGCCGTTGATCTCGGCCGCGAGATTCGTGTACGTAACCTTCGCTGCCGTGCCACCCTGGCTGACAATGTATTCGTCAGAACCCGCAAGCACCGCCGCACCAAGAGCCGTTATCTGTGCGCCAAGTGTTCCATTCTCCGAATTAACGAACGTCACCATCGTATCGACATCAATCCGATACTTCGCACCAGCCCGCTCCACCAGCATCTCGTCGCCGGAAAGGATTGGCGTAAGCACACTCCCGTTGTCGTACAGATAGTCGTAGACGTAATCGCACGTCGCGTCCAAATCAAACGTGCCTTCGGTTCCCGCACGCTCCACAATGATCGCATCGCCAGTTGTCGGCGTAATGGCAGCCGAAGCCGTCAAGTTTGCCAGAATGTACGTCGACAACAGATCCGGCGTGCAATGAAACGAAGTTGTGTCCACGAGGGGAATCTTCTCCGCACCGCCAATCGTGTCGGCCGCGAGCCCCGTGACAAAGTCTTTGAAAAACACGTCGGCCATCAGCGATACCTCCCGCTACGTTTAACCTGCATTGTTGCTCCTTCAAAGCTCCACTTCGCTGTCGACTGAAGCCAGATACACGCCCAACCTGACGATACGCGAGGGTATTGGGCTTTCGAACGGCCTGCCGTCCAGGTGTCGGTAAAACTGACATAAGTGCCATAGCTGCCACTTGCTTGGAATGCCTCGATCGCCAATTTGGCATTATCCGCCGCTTCTTCGGCATACGCACCAATCACAATCCGCCACGTCACTGTCCCCGATCCGGCAGCAAGAATGCCATGAAGCATGTTGATGATTCCAGCCCTGTCAATCGAACCCAGCTTCATTGGCCCGATAATGACGTGGGATTCAATCGTCGTCCCATCATCATCATCACCGCCGATGTACCGTACATATCCGTCTACTCCCCCCAACAACAGCTTTCCTTGGTGTTGACACACGGCCAACGGAGAGTGATCGTCTTGCAGTCGCACCGGCCACCAGCTTTCTGTTGCCAACTCGTAAACCCAATGGGTATCCGTGCCCGCTGCTGTCTTCAGGTAAACGTGAATCGCCAGGCGATCGTGTTCGTAGCCAAGCATCACGGTTGTCGTTGCCGTGTTGACGTTCCTGAGTTCTACAGGAACCGAGTTCTCGGACACCGGAGCCAGACCCGATCCATCTGCGCCGACCTTGTAGATTCCCTCGTTGGAAAGAAAGTAAACCGTGTCTTCAACTTTGCACCATGCTTTCGACGATACGATCCCAACGTTCTCTGAAACACGCTGGAACGTGCCTGTCGTTGGATCTCCGCGAACCACCCACAGCGTTCTGACGCTTGCCAGCAACAGTGAACTGTCTTTGTGCGCGATCATCGCAGTAGGCAACGGCCCAACATCAGCCCCGAGAGCCAATTGAAACGCCACCGCACGGCCATTGTCACCAACGTCTTTGCCAAAGTCCCAGTTCGAATAGTCTCCCTGCCGTGACATATAGATAACGTTATCGTCCCCGGCCAAACACATTCGATCCCGATAGACAGCTCCAAACGTCTGGTTCGTGGGGATGGTTCCCCCGGTGGCGATGACGGGATCTACCTGCCCAGACTGGGCACCCATCTTGGTAATCCCGCTAGTCGTAATCGCAAAGACATGCTGCTGTCCGGTAACAAGAAATGCTGTCGCAGGCGCCGCAACGGAACTGACCAGAATCTTGTTTCCAGCATCGTCTGTCAGCGTATCCCCATTGGGATCTAACAAATACCCAACCAGCGTAACGGCATCGCCAGTCAGAATCGTCGAATCAGCAAGCACGAACAGGATTTCTTCCACCCCTGCCGTGCTTGATACATCAATCGAAACCATATCAGCGATTGTGGTTCCAAAGTCGTTGGCGACAAACTTCGTCAGGCCAGGCCGAGAACCACCCCGAAGACGACGATCGAAGTTGTCATCCATGCGCACATTGACAGCCCACGGGCATGGGTAACTCCCACGCTTTTCTGGCCGTCGTTCCGCCAACCGCCGATTGACGCCCTCGTTCGGGAAATGTAGTTCAACGGTGCGCAAAACATAATCCTTTATGCAGCAGCGGTGATGCCTGCGGTTTCTAGTGCCACGAGAATTGAATCAATCGCTGCGTTGTTGGCCACAATTGCAGTTCTCAATGCCGCCAAATCTGCCACGATTTGAGCCGCTTGTGCCGCTGTCATGTCCGTGCCGGTATCAATCGCACCAGCCGCAAACGTCATCGCGGCAGCAGCAGCCGGATCAGCAATATGAGCCACCTGCGTTGTGGTTGCCGGATTCTCCAGTCGCCACACCGGCGAGCCTGCAACAAGAATACTGGTGAAACTGGCAAAATCCCCAGCATCGGCAAACGCTAGGGTTGTGTTGCCCGCCGTGTCATAGCCGCCCGTCACAGTCAACGTGACAGTACCACCATCCACATCCAAAGCAAAATGAATCAACAAGCCCGCCTTGCTCGGAGCCGACAGGGTTCTCGTCTCAGCCGCAGCGGAAGTCATGCTAACCACTTGCCCGTACCGATCACAATTGACCGTACCGGCATCACCTGGATCAGGAACAAGAAACGGAGCTTTGTAAATGTCGTGAAGAACTCTATGGCCTGTCATAGGAGGAACCTTTCAAAAAAAGGAGGAAACAAATATTTAACTACTCTTGAGACTCAAATGGAGTGTCGCGGCTACATCGCCAACGATCTTCAAAAACTTTGCTCCCACCAACTCGGCGGGAATGGGATACGAGCCGTCATCCGCCACCGTTTGGGCTGTCGCAACGTAAGTAATAGGCGTCACATGCTCGTCAACCGAATGCAACGCCGCTTCGTAGGTGACTCCATCGTGGCTCGCCCACCAAGTGAGCGTCACGACCGTTTCGCCGTTGGGAACGTGAACCATACCGCCAGCGTATTCGCCGTAGTTGATTTCTTGCGTGGTTCCAACGGCATTGGTTACTGCAAGAGAAGACAGTGTGGTTGCGTAATTGCTTCTAGTCATAATAAGTCGTTCCCTCGTACGAGTGAATTGCGTTGTCATACCGACGATCGAGGCTGTTACTCCTGCCACCAGCTTCCGAACGATCAGCGTTGTAACCAAGGAAGTCAGGCGAAAACACGTCCGCGTCAT